ATCTCATGTCTTAATTTGGGCATAGTTTCAAAAAAGTTTTGAATTTGTTTAAAGTGATCCGAAGATAAACTTTCTATAAACGTATCTAAATCCTCATCCGTAAAGTCTACCTGTTCATAAATGGTTTCACCATCTATAATTTGTCCAATACTAGTTTTAATCATATGAAAGATAGTTTCAGTATTGGAATTTGTTGTTAAATCTAAAGCTGACATTTGGGGATATAACATTATTAAACTTATACTATCTGTTAGTTGTAATTTATTAGTATGGTCTTTTGGAAAATCAACTTTTATTTTGTCTGCAGCAATTTCCACATCAGCATAAGTTTCACCATCATCATCGCAAAGTAATTTTAGTTCTATTTTTTCTCCTACAGACTTGGATCTTATTTGTAAAAAGATATATTCTAAATCAAAAAGCGCTACCTTTTCCACATTTATTTTTTCATAAGTACAATTGTTAATGATTTGTTTTATAGCATTCAGAATCTCTATATCTTCTCCTTGCTCTTGAGCTAAAAGAAGTATTTTTTCCTCTTTAACTAAAAAGGGTCTATAAGTTATTTTCTCCTTACTAGAAGGAATTTCCAATTCATAAGTTGGTACTACTATTTTTGGTAAAGCCATTATATTTTCTCCATTATATTAGGTGGTGCGTATCCATTTGTAGAATACTATCTCTACGGTTATTCTAGACAGTTCTGTATCAGCATATGATAGATCCATTTGTGTTACTGTTTTTGGAAAGGCATCTATAAGCCTTACAGCATAAACAGGGTTACCTTGTTTGTCTAATTGTCTTATTTGCATATCTTCAACATAATCTTTATAGTATCCTAGTTGAAAATCTTGATTAAACATCAACGATTGCCAATCTTCAAAGAATACTTTTTCATGTAAAGCGTCATCTGCTAAAAATACTGCTGTTATTGGGGCATATGTAACATTAAATATCTGTTCTCTGCCTGGACCAATACGAATATCATCTATTGCACTAGCCATATTTTGTCCTGGTAATGTTACAGATTCACACCGTAACATTAAATCTTTCATACTGCCTCCAGCATATGTTATGCCGGCCGGTGGAGTAATAACAAATTCATAGTTATATTTCCTAGAGAATTTTCCTTGTTCTATAAGAGATTTAAATTGTGTTAATGTTCCTAACGCCATCATGTTCTTCCTCTAGATTCAGCGTGTACTTTTCTATAAGATTCTTTTCTAAATCGTTGTACTGGCATCATCGCTGCTAATTGCATTTGTTCTTCTTCTATTTTTAAAAATCTAGATTTTACATGGGTAGCTAAATATCGTTTTACACAAGGTTTAATATATCTAAATTTAGAAACCCTGTTCCATCCTATCCTTCTACCTTCTTGTGCCAGTGGTTGCATTTTTTCTAGTAAACCTAGTCTTAAAGGTACAGATAGATAGTGAAAGTTTATTCCTATAAATCCATCATTTAATCTCTTTATAGGAATCACTAAAGGAAATATATCGTAATAAGGTAAGCTGTCTTTTAATTTGGGATCATAATACATAAGATTCATCAGACCATAAATTGGTCTTGTCGAGGAATCTCCTTTTCTAATACTTGATATAATATTAGTTTCTGTTAATTTACGGGGTACTATCTCCCTAACCTTATCACGATACCAGCGCACAGATAAATCTCTGTCAGCAGCTAGAGTTGTAATCTCATTTAAATATTCATCTATCGTTTTTGCCATACGGACTATTTATACGGATTATTTAATCCTAAATCATGTTCGGTGAGTACTTTAAACTCTAGTCCATGTTTATTACAATAATGAGTAGCAGACTCCCATTTGGCCTGATTTCTGCCATATTCTTTTATAGCATAGAGCCACGCTTTAGTTTTTCTTTTGGGATTCTTTTTAGGTGGTTTGACTTGATTTTGAGGTTTAATCTCCACTATAAACTCTTTAACAGTATGGTCGTATTGTTTTACCTTTAAGTAGAAATCTGGGTAATAGCGATGCACCTTACCATCAAGTGGAGATTGATATGGAATCGCAAGCTCCTCACTACCCCATTGTAGGATATTTTCATTACGGTCACAGTACACCATGAAGCGGCGTTCCCACATAGACCGATATATAATGTTTCTAAAGTTGCCCTTATATTTTTCTGGGCGTTCTGGTCGAAACTTACCTTTATAAGATTTTATTTTCTTCTTCTTTTCCATATAAATACTTATAAAGAAATGTATGGAGTTTTTTTATGTCGCTAATATTTCCTAAAGATTATGGTGAAGCAGATTCGGACACAGTGCCTATGATAGGTTTTGGCGCTTCAGAAATTTTGAAAGGTTCTGGTATAAATGATTTAAAACCAGGCCCAGTTGATGAATGGGTTTGGTTGCCTATACCGCCAGAGGGTGTATCTACAAGTTATCAGCAGGGTTGGGAAGAAACTACTCAAGGAGCTATGCGTGCAGGAGCAGAAGCTGGTGCTAAAGGAATCTCTAGCTGGGTCAAAGGTTTCGGTAAAGATGATAGTGGTACAGGTGGTGACGCTACTAATGCTAATGTTCTTAAATGGGGTAGTGTTAAGACCGCGGCGGCAGAGGCGGTGAAAAAACAGTTAGGATTTTCTACAGGTATCAATACTCGAGCATTAGAACAAACTTATGTAGCTTATAGTGGTCCATCATATAGGGCTCATAATTTTTCCTTTAAATTACAACCTAAAAGCAAAAAAGATAATGAAGTCATAGATGATATTGTTTTTTATTTTAAAAAGTGGTCTGCTCCGTTCGATATGGGAGGAACCGCAAATATTTTACGATTATATAAGACCCCACATTTATTTGAAATAAAATTTGCGCCTGCAAAGCTTCAAAAAAGTCTTCCAAGAATAGGAAATAGTGCTTTAACAGGATTTGATGTTAAATATGGTGGAGATAAATTTAATGTCTATGAAGAAGATAAACGACCATCGGAGGTCAATATAACTTTATCATTTAAAGAAATGAAAATATTAAGTAGAAAAGATATTGATGACGGTTACTAATGTCATACTTTGAAGCATTTCCTACTATTAACTATGATGTAGTAGGATTAAAAAATTATAAAACAATACGAGACATATTAACAAGAGTAAAGGTGCGGGACAAATTATTGGGCAACCATACTGCTTTTGAAAAGTATGATGTTAAAGATGGTGAAACTCCTGAAAAAATTGCTTTCAACAAATATGGTGATTCTAATTTACATTGGGTAGTATTATATTTTAATGATATAGTTGATCCCTTTTATGAATGGCCATTATCATTAAGAGATTTTGATAAATGGATTATGGATAAGTATGCCAACCCGAATGCAGTACATCATTATGAAGTAGCACAATCATCTGGTGTTACTACAAAAATGTTAAAGGTAGAATCTAGTGTGTCTGGTGCTACTGCTGTAACTAATTATGAATATGAAGAAGCCGAACAAAACAAAAAGAAACAAATAAAACTTTTGAAACCAGAATTTGTTCCACAGGTAGTACTAGAATTTAATACTGAAATTAATTCTTAATAAAAAAAAAGGCCCCGAAGGGCCTTTTTCAATTCACTTAATTTACTTAATCATCTTCTGCTAATTTAGAAAAGTATGATAAAGTATCATCATCAGTACCATCGGTCTGTTTAGCTACTTCCGTAACTGTAGACTTCTTCGGTGTAGGCGCAGCAAAGTCAGTAACATTTTTATTACCAACACCAGAACCAGTAAGCGTCTTATGGAGTTTTTCTTTCAACTCGTCATACGTCTTAAACTGGTCAGCGACAGTAAATGCCTCTAGACTATGCTGTGTCTTATAGATGGCTTCTAGTTGGTCCTCATCTTCAAGCAATTGTTTGGGTGATGCAAACTCAGACTTGTCATAGTTCCAATAACCATCAACTTTGCGAATCTTCAATTTGAAGTCTGCGCCCTTCCACATATCAAAAGGGTTCAAAGCTTCTTCATCATCAAAAGCAGGATTCATTGCTTCGGTGAGTTTATCAAAAATCTTCTTCCCAAAACGGAATAACATTACTTTTCCCTCATGTTCAGGATGCTTTGGATCATTAACAATATAAATGTTAGCAAAATATTTCAATACTCGTTTCTGTTTACGAGCAGTATCCTTATCAGCTTCATTGCCACTGTTCCAAAGTTCTGTGTTATACTCTGACACAGGGTCCTTTGCACCTATAGTAGTGAGGGAATTTTCAATGTACCAACCACCAGGTCCACTAAAAGCGTGGCTCCAAACTCTTGCCCATGGAAGAGATTCACCTTCGGGTTGTGGGAGGAATCTGATAATGGCATAACCATTACCACTTTTGTCCAATTCAGGTTTCCAGAATCTTTCATCCTGAAAGGACGATGTTGATACAGGGTTGTTTATTTTTTCAAGCTCTGCCTGTAGTTTATCAAACTTACCAGAGCTTTGTTTCAAAGCTGCGAACGTCATATTCGTATTCTCCGTATTAATTGTATTAATTGTATTTTATTTTATCCACAAACAACTTATAATATATACATCTATTTAGGGGCCAGTTGGACCAAAACTTATCTTAACTGATACACCAGCCACAAGGTCACCACGTTTCCAATCACTGTCAACTGGTACTGTTAGATTAGGCCTTACAGAAATGTTATCTGAAACATTCCAAGTATAACCAGTATCTATATCAAGACCATTATATGTAAAATCATCAACGTCCCATTTAGATGTAACACTACCATCTAGACCAAAAAGGTCGTAACCTGTTCCTATTTTAGCATCAAAATCAGAATTATTGATATTCCAATCTAGAGAAGTATCTAATTTTACACCAGACAACTCTAAACCAGCTGATAAACCAACAACACTATCTTCAACATCTGTAAATTCATAAGTTGCTGCAAC